CCAAGTAGTAGGACAAGGATTTTCTGGAACTAAAACTCAACTTGGGGTTAAGATGAGCATCACAGTTAAGAAGCAAGGATGTGCAAATCTTAAAGCAGTTATAGAAGATGATAAATTATCCTTCTGTGATTTTGAAATATTACAAGAACTAACTACCTTCATTCAAAGAAAACAATGTTGGGAGGCAGATGATGGATACCATGATGACTTGGTAATGTGTCTGGTTCTTTTCTCTTGGTTAGTAATGCAAGAGTATTTTAAAGAAATGACTGACATGGATGTCAGAAAGAGAATTTATGAAGAGCAACGAAATCAGATTGAGCAGGACATGGCTCCTTTTGGATTTATTGATGATGGTATGGGAGAAGAGACATATCTAGATGCAGAGGGGGATCTCTGGGCTTATGGAGATAAACAAGAAGAAGTCTCATACATGTGGAATTATTGAATGAACTTTCTAAAATTCTAAATACTTCTAGGTAAATTTGGAATTTATAGAGGAAAAAACATGGCAAGTCAAGTCTCGCCTGGAATTGTTATTAAAGAACGTGATCTATCCAATGCTGTTGTTACAGGTGCTTCAGCAATACGTGCTGCAATAGCATCTACTTTCCGCAAAGGACCAGTAGGCAAAATAGTAAACATTGGTTCTGAAAGGGAATTGATAGATACATTCGGAACACCAGCTGAGGCTAATGCTGCTGACTGGTTGGTCGCATCCGAATTTTTGCGTTACGGTGGACAACTAGCAGTAGTACGTGCTGCAACAGGAGTTCTCAATGCAACATTAGATGGATCAGCAGTTCTTATTGGTTCAAAAGAAGCATGGGATGCTGGTGTAGGTTCTAGTGAACAGTTCGCGGCTAGAGATGCAGGTGCTGATGGAAACAATCTACGTGTAGTAGTTGTTGATCATGGCCCTACTAAAAAGGCTGCCAAGAATGGTCACGGACTTAGTGTTGGAGATACACTGAGTGATGGAGTTACAGATCACGAAGTATATTCAGTGATTGATGCTAACAATGTTACTATTATCGAGGGTGCTAACCCTGCTGCTGATGGTAACTCATTCACATTCTCTGATTTCAGTGCTTCTGATTGGAACACACAACCAATTGGATCAACAGGTTTAACATATAAGGCAATCGGTCCTCGTCCAGGAACATCTGCATTTGCATCTGAACGTTATCTTTCTAACGATGAAGTTCATATAGCAGTTGTTGACGAGAGTACAAATACAATAGTTGAGCGTATAACATACGTTTCTAAGATATCAGATGGTAAGACACCTGAAGGTGCTTCCTCATATTGGAAGGATGCTGTTAATGAAACATCTTCTTACATCTATGGTTCTGCACTTGGTGCAAACCAACAAACAACACTAGGAGAAAATCCTGGTAGTGCTGTTGCTTCATACGGTGCAACATCTGGATCACCTAAGAAGTTCGCAGCAATTCTTGCAACTGCTGGTGGATCACTTAGTGGTGGTACAGATGATTATGCATACACTTCTGGTGAAATTGCAAGTGCTTATGATGAGTTCCTTGATACAGAGCAAACAACAGTTGACTTTGTATTGATGGGTGGATCAATGGGTAATGAAACTGATACTAAAGCCAAGGCTGGATCAGTTGCTGCTGTTGCTAATAGCAGAAAGGATTGTATAGCATTTATATCACCTTTCAATGGCAACCAAGTTGCTACATCTGGTGGTGCTGCTTTATCTCCTGCTGATCAATTAACTAATACAGTTAATTACTTTAGTTCAATTGGATCTAGTTCATACGTTATACTCGATAGTGGTATCAAGTATACATATGATCGTTTCAATGATAAGTATCGCTATATCGGTTGTAACGGTGATGTTGCAGGTCTATGTGTTTCTACTTCTTCAATTCTTGATGATTGGTTCTCTCCTGCTGGATTGAATCGCGGAGCAGTTCAGAACGTTGTTAAACTTGCCTTCAATCCTAACAAGGCACAGCGTGATGAACTTTATACAAATAGAATCAACCCAATAGTATCACTTCCTGGTACTGGCCCTGTTCTATTTGGAGACAAGACAGGTCTTGCTTCTCCTTCCGCATTTGATAGGATCAACGTTCGTCGTCTGTTCCTTAATATTGAGAAGAGAGCAAGAGGACTTGCTGAAGGCGTACTATTTGAACAGAACGATGCTGTAACTCGTTCTGGTTTCAACGCTGCACTTAGTGGATACTTAAGTGAAGTACAAGCACGTAGAGGAGTCACAGATTACTTAGTTGTTTGTGATGATTCAAATAACACAGGTGAAGTCATTGATAGAAATGAATTCGTTGCTGAAATTTTTGTAAAACCAACTCGTTCTATCAACTATGTCACAGTTACGGTAACAGCAACTAAGACTGGAGTTTCATTCCAAGAAGTTGTAGGTCGCTAAAAAAACGAGGTAAAAAACAATGGCAACAAATAACGTATCAACGTTTCTATCTACTATCAACCAAGGCATTAAGCCTAATATGTTTGCGGTTGATATCAGTTTTCCAGCTGGAGGAGACTTCGGAACTACAGACAAAAGTCTTACAAACATTCTTTGTAAGTCTGCTGCACTACCAGGTTCTAACTTAGGTGTGATTGAAGTTCCTTTCAGAGGAAGAACAGTTAAGATCGCAGGTGATCGTACCTTTGATACTTGGACTGCAACATTCTTCGCAGACAGTAACATGGAAGTCCGTGGTCTGTTTGAAGATTGGGCAAATAGTATCAATAGTCACGAGGCTAATACTGCTGAAAGGTTCCTACCTAATCAGGGTACTACTGGATATATGGCAGATCTTTTTGTTTCTCAATTAGAGAAAGATGATCAGGTTGGTGGTTCTGTAATTAGAACTTATCAGTTACATCACTGTTTCCCAACTAACGTTTCCGCAATTGATCTTGCTTATGATAGCAATGATCAGATCTCTGAGTTTACAGTTGAATGGCAGTATTCATTCTTCACCGCTGGTGTAGGATTAACATCAAAAGCAACTGGAACTTCACTCAGTGAAGGCGCAAGCACTCGTGACGTCGTATAATTAACTCTGCTAAATATAAGTAAGAGAACTATTATCACTAGGTAAATGAGTCAATTATTTGGCTTCCAGATAAATCGCAAGGAGGGTCAGAAGGGTCAGTCCCCTGTCCCTCCTAATGCTGATGAGGCAATTGCCGTAGCAGCTGGTGGTTATTATGGGACATATGTAGACACGGAAAATCAAGCTCGTAATGAGTTTGAGATGATCCGTCGTTATCGTGACATGGCACTACACCCTGAGGTTGACAGTGCAGTTGACGAAGTTGTAAATGAATTTATTGTAAGCGATTCTCACGACACTCCTGTAGAAATTAATCTAGATAATCTAGATGCTGGCATGAGTATCAAGAGAAAGATCAGAGATGAGTTTGAATATATTAAACGTCTTTTAAACTTTGACAATCGTGCACATGAGATTGTCAGATCTTGGTATATTGATGGAAGATTATTTTATCATAAGGTTATTGACCTAGAAAATCCAAAGAAAGGTATTACGGAACTTCGTTACATTGATCCAATGAAGATCAAGAAGGTTCGTCAGAAGATT